TCCAAATCATAATATTGTGATTCAAGTTCAGCACGGGCGGCAGCATACTGTTCGCCTGAAGGAATAGAATCAATCTGTGTACGCAACTCTTTAAGACGGGCGTTAATGACACGAGTTTCACGGGCTGCAGGAATACCACGACCATTAAGAATCTTTTCTGCCAACCACTCAGGAGACTTTTTATCCAACATCGCAGGAGTGGCGTTCGGATACATCTGTGTGTAAAGTTCACGCAACTGCAATGTCGCCGCATAACGGTCAGGGTTATCAATAGCGGCACGCAACACTGTAACTTCTTCCAGCAAAGCGGAGTGCATAACAGCAAACTCGCCACGCTGCGTTGCCTCCAAAGTCAAAGCATACTGATGCGACTCGCTGAGTTTAAAAATAGCCTCATCCAAACGCCTAAACAGAGTGTCAATTTCTTTCTGATTCAACTTCCTAGCCTTGGTTTGTCCACGCAAAAAGTTTTGTGCAGCATTAACCGCTGTAGTAACATAATCTTTAGTCAACTGTTGGTTCACGCCAATGCGTGAACGCAACTTATTTTGCATAGTCAACAAACTTGCATGAACTTCAGTCAAACGAGTAACCAAAGCCGCATCAGGAATAACTTCTTTCAACATTGGCTTAATGATGTCTGAACCAAAATCCATTGCCCGTCTAGCAAAAGCCTCACGACCCTTAGCCTTAGCCATAGAGTAAGCATAAGAATCCATAACAGAAACAAAATCTGTTTCAAACCAGTTAAACAACTTATCTTCGGCATACAACCTATTGCCAGCAGCATCTTTCAAAGTACGCAAATGGTCTTTGAAAATGTCGTTTAATTCATCAATGCTGCCAGTTTTAACTTCCCTACCAAAAAAGGTTGAAGTAACAGTTTCACCAGTATCAGGGTCAACAAAAGGCGCACGAAGTTTACGAAACATCATCGGACCATTCGGGTCCGTCAAATCTTTCGTAGTTATATCTGCACTACGGAACGAACCAGCACTTTGAGCAAGTTTACCTTTTTCAGAAGTCACCCAATTTCGTGCTGCAGTACTAATTCTGTGATGAATATAATCATCAATCAAACCAATTTGACGAACATTAACACCATAATCTGCACCAAATTTAAGAATCTTGGCGTTGACATCATCACGAACAGAGTTCTGCCAAATTTTGGTGTCCCGTGCCAACTGTTTAAGTTCCTCACTAATTGGCTGAACAACCAACTCTGACTCAGGCATTTCAACATATTTATAAAGATTCGCTGCAGCATCCTCACGAACACCAAACTTCAACTTGTTCCTAGCACCCTGACCAGTCATCTCACGCTGACGCTTAATCAAATCTAACAAATCCTGATTGTAACGACTGAGCGAAGTTGCCACAGCAGCCTTCGCATAACGAGAACCAGTGAACTCAACCAACTTAGGAATTAAAGCCTCGTTGGTTAAACCTCGTCCACGACCGAAACCAACTTCACGCAAACCCTTTTGGCTTTTTGGTGTCAAAACTGTTTCGCCAACAAATCCAATAGTTGAAGCAAGTTTGCCAGTTTTGTTATTGAAAACAACATCACCAATACCTGCTCTAGCCCTACCGAATGTTGCGGCAAACGCACGCTCAGCAGCACCAGTCCTAGGAATTACAACACCTGCATAACGCAAACCCATGTTGATACCTTCGGCTTTAGCAACAGCCTTGGGGATGCCTGCGGCACCAAGGCGACCAATACGGTCAATAACACCAGCATTATTTAGCACAGGATATTTGGCTAACATTTCTGCTGTAGCAAACTCCATAGACAAAGCAGTTCTACCCGAGTAGCCCATGTTGACATGTGCGCCAACACCAAAACGGGTTAGTGGGTCAACATAAATTTCTGTAGCAACTTGTGCTACGGTGTTTAATGTGTCGCTGCCAAGACTGGCAACATTTTTGTTTGGGTCACTACCAAACAAACCAAACTCTTTATCGTTAATACGGCTAACAAATCGTTCAAAAGTTGGACGGTTTTCGTCATACCACTTTGCGTCCCTGAGTCGGCGTTCAGCATTTTTGCTTTCCAAAAATGTTCCCTCAGTCAACTCATCTATCTTGACTCCCAACTGGGTGTACGGACGCAAAATCACTTGTGCAGCATCGGCTGCGGCTGCTTGAACAAAACGATTATAATAACCCAAACCAGTTATGGTGGTTTTTACCGCTGGAGTAACAGTTTGTTTTATAACAGGAAGTTGACCCGTTGCACGCACAGCAGAACCTGTAGCACCCAACACGGCTCCACCAACAGTCTTAGCAAGACCTATAATACCTCCACCGCCACCCACAGGTGGACGGTCTTTACCTTGACGAGTAATTGCAATCAGTTGTTCCGCTACACGACTCTTATCTTTTTGGTCAATAGTTGGGTCAGAAATAATGCGTTCCAACGCATTTTGTTCAGTTGTTTGCAAATCATCACGATTAGGTGATGGGGGTGGTGTACTAATAGTACGACCCAAAATTTTGGTAGGACCAGCAGGGACAACTTGTGAAGCCCAAGGAGTTTTTTTGATAGCCATATTATGCGTTGAATCCTGCACGGCGAGCAGCCATGATTAATGCCATTCGCTTGCGTTCCTCCTCTTCGGGTGTTTCCACTCCTCTACCCAAATCAGGCATCCTGTCAAACTTAGGCATGCCACCAGCCGTGTCAGGAGGCGTTGTGGGAGCCTCAGGGACCACAGGTGTCTTAGCCATAGGGTATTTCTCTGTGGCTCCTACACGGACTTTGGCTGCCTCATCCAAAGCATCCTGCAAACGCTTCTGAACATCAGATTCCGCTGAAGCACGGTCACCAGCCAAACTAGCCAACAACTCATCATACTTAGATTGAATACCTGATTCCAGTCTTGGTTTTTCCAAAGACAAAAAGTCACGACCAGCCTGAGAAGCACCACGACCAGCGTTAACAAGCGAGTTCAAATAGTTTTGTTGAACATCACCATACTGTGCAGCGGAACGCTGCAACAACTGCCTAGTGAACTGATTCAACGCCTCATCAGAAGCCTGCTGTGCCTGAACCTCGCCTATCCCCGCACCTTGCGATTGTAACGCAGCAATTAAAGCGTTCTGCTGTTGCGGCAAAGCCGTCAACGGCAAATCAGTATAAGCAGTAGTAGGACGAATACCTGAAATAAAGTTTTCTTCACCAGTTTTAATATCGGCAGCAGACTGACCCAACACACTCTTCAACAAATCAATCTGTGACTGCCTTTGAGTTCCCAAAGCAGTTTCCTGTGGAGCATAAAGTTCCCTTAAAGCATCCAACGCTTTTTCGGAAGCAGTCTTTGCTGTAGATTCATAACCAGTAGCAGCATTAAGAATTGCTTCAAATGCACTTTGGTCGCCAGCGGTTTGAGCCGCAGCCTTCGCTGTGTCGGCTTCAATTTTGGCTTGGTCAGCACGATACTCGTTACGCAACTTCGCACGGTTCGCAGGAGTATCTTTCATACCCAAAATAGTGAGTTGCTGCTCCACATAACTTCGTTCGGGTGTCATATTAGCCTTTCCTGCCATTCCTGCTCCACCTGCCGCTGGACCTGCTCCTGCTGGACCTGCGCCTGCTCCTGCAGGATTAGGAACCACTGGTGGAACATAAAGTTTTTGTTGTTTCTCTAAACCTTTTAACCGTGCAGCATTTTCTTCCTGAAGTTGTTTCGCAATTTTTGCTGCAGCAATAGCCTTGTCACCCTCTGAGGTGCGAACAAGACGACCATTAACATAAGTGATAGCCATAATTAGTATCCTTGAAGTTGACGCAACGCAGTAGCGGCATCAACAATAGACTGGTTTTTACGCAACTTTAAATCAGCAATATAAGCCTCCAAGTCAGCCTGATTGCTTGCCTCATCCATACTGATACGATTCAACTCGTCCTGAATGTTGGTTGTTTCAGCACCCAAACTTTCTTGCAAACTACGGGCATACTGTTCCAAACCTTTGCGTTGAATACCTGACTGAACATTAGGACCAGCCAATCCACGCCTACCATACTGAGCCATTTTAGGTCCGAAACCTTCAACATATTTGCGGCTAATATCGGCAAGTTTGCGTGAACCACGCTGCTGACCCAACATTGCAGACTGTGTATTAGCGATAGAACGCTGCTGTTTTCTGCGGATAGCCGCAGCCTCAGTCAGCCCATAATCACCTGAATACGCATCATACATACTCATATTAATACCTCGTCCGTTCCTTGTTGGTAGAAGAGTTAGCACTCTTCAATAAATCAATTTCTTGCTGCAACCGTGACAACTCAACCTGAAGAGAAGAAAAAATGCGTTGCAAAGCATCTTTATCTGTACCTGTCAGCACGGACAGAAAGGGAGTTTGCCAGCCGTTTTGCATCAGCCGAAAATCTGTGAACCCAAAACCACTTGGTCACCGTCACCAGCAGCAGTCAAAGCCGTAACCGTAGCGGCAGCCAACTTGCTATAAACAATAGAACCATCGTCCAAGTTTGTCCCTGCTGCCAATGCTTCAACAAAAGTTTTGACTTGGTTGAAGTTTGCGTTAACTTCTGTGGCAACGGCAGGCGTGCCGTTGACAAAAGTATTTGGAATACTAAGAGTTGCCATAATTAACCTTTAATCCTTCGTGCTTGATATTTGTAACCGATACTGTTAATACCCCATTTTTGACTAGAGGGACCAATAAATTCCAGTTGGACACACCTTGCTAAACCAAGGTTGCGACCAGCAAGAACAATAGAACTTGCTGCACCACTAGCCCAATCTTCACCCCATAAACCTGAACCCCACAACAAAGCCGACACTGCAGGTGTTTGGGAAATGTCAAAAATCTTTTGCTCGTTACCTTCACCCTCAACAAAGTCGTGATAAATTTTTACTGTAATATTTTGTGCCGCATCAGATTCTTTAACAACAAAATCAGGTCTGCGAAACATTTTTTTTTGCATATAAGAACCGCCATCAAACCAACGGGTTTTATAATAACTAGAAAAAGCAACATCAGTACCCGAAATGTTGTCCGACTCTTCGTTGTACATGTCAACTTTTAAAACATACGCTTGCGTAGGGTGACACATCAAACGATAATCATTCTTAGAAGAATCAGTCCAGTTGCAACCACCAACCAAACCGTAACCATCATGTGAAGAAAACTTTGTGTAAACACCACCACGAATAGATGGGTCCAAAACAAAATTGACCGTAGGAACGGTAGGGGTGCTATCAGTGGAATATGGTGCCGAAACCCAAATACGGCGACCAACATAAGAAACACTAATAGATTCATGGTCAGCAGGATTAATATGATTCAAGTCAATTGCGGTACGCAAATTGTTAAACATGTCTTTAATCGTTGAACCATTATAAAAATATAGTCCCTGATTATGGCTAAAGAAATATACTCCATCATCCGCTTGGGCAATAGAATGATGGCTGATAGAACCCAAACGGGTTGTTAGTTCAACAACTTGGAAGTTGTCGGAAGCGTAACCAAAAATAATGTAAACAGCACTGGGTTTGAAAACAACAAGTTGACCTGAAGCAATAGCCATACCAGTGATACCGTTGCCACCACCAACAATATCAAAATAGTCGTCAGCATCCCAGTTTTCAGGAGCGTTCTCCAAAGACCAACGCAATCTGTTGGGATAATATGTTCCAGCCTCGGTAGTGTTAGCAGCCCACATTTTATTAGCATGGACAAGAAGATGTTCCGCTGTCGGCATTTTGCGTTGAGCAGCATCAGGAGTGGTTTGCCAGTCATGCGGATTAGTACCCGATGCTGTCAATGCTGTAGCGTAAGTATCTGATGTTTTCCAAACATAACCACCGCTACCTGAAGAACCAGTAGCAATATACATTGAGTCAGCCCACTGTGCCATACAAACACCATGCGCACTAGTAGAAGTAATATCGTTACCCGAAGAATATTGTAAAGTAGTAAAGTTGCCGCCAGTGGATTTATAAACTTTGGTGCTGTTAGCCAACATGATTGTTGGCGTGGCACCACTAAAAGAATACAACTTCTGTGGACTCCAAGTACCAGCAACTGCTGTACTGTTCAACTGACGGTATGCGCCACGACTAAACACACCACCTCTAGGGTCAATTTCAACATTGTTCATGTCAGGTGATTCAAAAGTGGATAACTGAAATTGGTCTGCACGAAAGTTCAGACCACCAGTAAAATCGCTCACCTCTGTAATGTTTAAACCAGCCATTATTGATTACTTTTCAAACCCTGCCCCATGCGAGTCATCCAACCATTAAAAGTAGGACGACCAGCGGTATAACCAGCAGACAACACCAAATGCGCATGACTGTTAGGGGTCTTAATGTTTTTGACAGCCAAAGCAACACCCTCATCAAAAGAACGCTTATACACATCAGCCATAGCGACATCTTCAAGCCGTTGATAAACACGACTGCAAGCATAATAAACTAAAGCAAAATGCAAATTAGGACTAGCATCCACATTGCCGCCAGTTGTAACCCAATCAATAGGTTCACGATAACCACGAACAATCAAAGTACGAACATCGTTCGGCTTTGGATACAAATGGATTTTGCCTTCCCAAATAGTATAAAACAAAGGGTCGCTACTAGTGTCATACGAACCAATATAAGTGTTCTCAGCCTCATCATGCGAAACCATATCCAAACGAGAACCAACACCAGTATTATCCACAATGGAAACAATCTGCGCCATAGGGTCAGCAGTAAAAGCATCAATACTGTATGCACGCTGGTCAGCAACAGTGTTAAAAGTAAAAGTTTTTGCAAGAAAATCCCAACGCTTCTCAATATCCAAAATACGGTAATAGCCGTCACGAATATAAAGATTCAGCAAAGCATCAGGTAAATCGGTAGCATCCAAATCAGTGATGTCCCGTACTGCTTGACGCAACGAAGTTGCGTTCATTTGAGCGTATGCCACTTAGTCCCCTTTCTGCTTATTATGTTGCCTTAAATGACCTGCACACAGTTCTTGTCCACGCACCTTGTTAG